ACACCAGCCACACCCGCATTCGTGACACAACGGTGTTCGTAGATGGCGCACCGACTATATTCTGCTGGCATACTTCCTGCACGCCGTATCGTGATGAGGCTAATCGCAAGTTGCGCCGAGCCATATCCAGCGATGTGCTTTACAAGCCAGTCAACATTATGTCGGGTGGTACAGCCACGCCCAAGTTAATCATCAAGAAAGACCCGCACGCCGAGGTGTTGGATAGGATTAAGACGATTGCTGAATCAAACAAGCAACGCTATCTCACCCACTACAACTGGGACCCAGCGGATATGTACGAGGAAAGTCCAGTTAAGCTAGGCGATCCAGCGCAGGACTATCAGTTGTTCCTCTCAATGTTTAATGTCGCTGACAATATCTGGATCGGTGATGTCAAGGATAGCGGCAGGCATCCGCAGAACTTTAGGTCAGCTTGGGATTGGCGGAAGTTGGACGAACCAATCGGGCAGTACACTACTGGTGCGACCTACAAGCTGGATACGGTTAGCAGATCCAATGATACGGTTGAGCATAGGGTGTTCTTGGTTGTTGAGTCCGATGTGTTATCTAAGCCAGAGATGGGCGCGGTGTTCCAATTGATGCGTGATCTATTCAGCATGAAGTTACACGCTGTTGTGGATACTGGCGGAAAGAGCTTGCATGGTTGGTTTGAGATGCCACCAAAGAATGAATGGGTGGATCAGTTAAAAGCTTTTCTTATTCCTTTGGGATGCGATCCTGCAACATTCAAACCCAGCCAACCCGTTAGGATTCCTGGGGCAAAAAGAAACGATAAGATGCAAAGCCTGCTTTGGTTTTGCAAAGGAGGAAAATGATTGAGCCAGCCGTAGCACTTGGTATCAAACCGAAGACCGATGAATGGCCGCCGATTAAATCTTATGCACAACTTGTTAAGGAAGACTTACCCGCACCAGAGACGCTAATTGATGGAATGTTGCATAGAGGTGGGAAGATGTTGCTGGGTGGAGGAAGCAAGGCTTTTAAGAGTTGGAGTCTAATCGACCTAGCCTTATCCCTGCACGCTGGCGTGCCTTGGTGGGGGCAGCAGTGCAAGATGTCGCGGGTGTTGTTCATTAACTTCGAGATCCAAGAGTGGTCGTTCCGTAATCGTTTAGCCGATGTTATCAAAGCCAAAGGACTAGAGGATAAGGCCGATGACTTCGATGTATGGACGCTCCGAGGTCACGCTGCCGACTTGACTCTCATCCGTCCTATGATCGAGAAGCAAATTGAAGGCAAGGGCTACCAAGCTATCATCCTCGACCCAAACTATATGCTGATGGGCGAGAGGGACGAGAACAGCGCTGGTGATATGTCAAGTCTGATGAACGAGTTTGAGTACCTAGCGACCCGCCACAATCTGTCGATCATCCTATCACACCACTTCAGCAAGGGTAACAAGAGTGGGTCAGAGTCGATTGATAGATTTAGTGGGTCAGGTGTTTTTGCGCGCAATCCAGATACGCTGGTCGTTCTGACTGCCCACGAGGAGGATGAGAAGACTTACACTTGTGACATCACACTGCGTAACTTCCCGCCAGTAGATAGCTTTGTAGTTCAGTGGCATTATCCGCTGTTCCAGGCTAACTTTGCGCTCAATCCAGATAAGCTAAAGAAACCAGGCGCACACAAGGCGGTTGACGACAAAAGGTTCTTAACCGAGATGGGCAGCAAGCAGTGGCAGGCGGGTGATTTATGTCGTCATATCATAGAAAAGTTGGAAGTATCGGAAAGCACGTTTTATAGGTATCTAAAACGCCTTCATAAAGCCAACAAGATATTGTCTGACAGCGGCTTGTATATTGCCAATCAGACTGCTTTCTAATCCACTTTCAACCCACTATCATTTATAGAGCAGTCAGACTCCTTATATATATAAGGAATAATTCGCGAAGGAAAAGTAGGAACAGGACTCCTTAGTCCGTCCTGTCCCTACTACGCTACGCTATTTCCGTAGCGTTCTCCTAAATGAACAAACAAGGCTGGCAGGGCTGGGCTGGGCTGGCTCGCACACGTTCACACCTGCTGAGGAACGAAGTTGGTTATTAGGTGGGGGATGTGGTACAATCGCAAAATGAACAACAGCAAACCAGGTTTATACGCCAACATTAACGCCAGACGCAAGGCTGGCACTAGCCGTCCGAAATCTAAAAGCACCATACAGCCCAAGGTGTGGAGCATAATGAAGGCCAAGAAGGGTGGGTTTGAACCAAGATAGAGAGCAGTTGAAGGCAGCCCATAAGTTTATTGGCCTACTTCAGCGAGAGAATGCCCAACTACACGGTGTACTGAGGCTGTTAGGCCAGTTAGTAGACGATATGAATGCCAACTGCTCCTATGAGGTGTTCGAGGCACAGTGGAATGGGCTGACAGAGCAAGTGAAGAGGCTGTCAGGCTTCTTCGAGAGCCACCAGAAGGCACTACAATCGCTTCAGGACTCGATTCCTGAGGATTTTGACACTGATGAGGTAGATGACCAATGAGTACACAAGATTTACCATGTAACAGCCCAAGGCGTACACCTGGAGAGCGCAAGAAGTTTGTGGTACGAGCCTGCCAAGGCGGTGAGAGCAAGACTATTCGCTATGGTGACCCCAAGATGACAATTAAGAAGAGTAATCCAGATAGGCGCAAGAGCTTCAGAGCTAGGCATCAGTGCGACTCCAAACCACCCAGCAAATTGACAGCTAGGCACTGGTCTTGCAAGAATTGGTGACAAGTATGGCAAAAAAGAAGCTTCAGGATGCCACGCAATCGCTCAAGGATGCCACTAGAAAGCGTCTTAAAGCACGATCTGATGCCCAAGACCTTCCAGTTGTCAAATTCAAGGTTGAGGAGCTAGGAAACCGAGCCTGTTGTTGCCGTATTGGTCGCTAGACTGCCGTTTATATAGCCCTTATAGGTCTAACGCTCCCGCTTATACGTTCCTTATAGTACCCTTATAGAGTCTATTTAGCGTCTTTAATGCGACTGCGCTTCCGTTTGTTTACGCTTTCGATACTTAGCCCATCGGATGCCTACCGCCTTCTGATAGTGTTCCTTGGGTCGCACCTTCTGCGGACCTTTTACGCTCCCGCCTTTCTTACCCAGGCGCGAAAGGTAGGCCTTTATAATTTCGTCTTCTGTCATATTTTTATGTTGTCCTTATAGGGTGCTATGCTTCCGTTTGTAAAGGCAGAATGCCTGCGCTGCCGTTTGTTAGGATATCCAGGCGAGAGCCAAAATCCATCCTCCGTTCCCCTCATTGACGAGGGGAAACGAGGAGAGACTAGCCTCTCAATCCTTCGTAATATCCTTTGCCAATCTCAACTTGTTCAACCCATCCTCCATAATATTCGTAAGAAGTTTCAAAGTTTGTAGACTCGTCTCCGAATCCGTGCTTTGCTCTTCCAGCCTTCCATTGTTTATATTCTTTCTTCATCGTATCCATCACTTCCTTTTTGGAATTGCCTAGGCAACTGATGCCGTAACCAAATATGTCGGGGATGTTTCCAAACCATATCTTTTTCATTGTTTTTGTGTCCTCTCTTTCTGTTATGGGTTGAACGGATCGTCAGTATTGGTGACATCATAAACACTATTCAATTCAACCTCGCAATCCCCCATCTCTTGATAGTCTCCAGCGTCAAACTTCTTGCTTGCTAGTTTTTCCGCTTCCTTTTGATTGATCGCATAAACATCAACTACGAATGTTTCTGTCTGCTTATATTCAACCTTATACTTTTTCAGAGTTATCTTCTTCATATATTCCGTGTCCTTTCTTTTCTGTTTATTAGGCCATCCCGATAGGGTTTGACCTCCCCTCCCCTCAGTAACGAGGAGAGACGAGGGAAAACTATTTCCGTTTCGGCCAGACTAACCAGACGAATCCTAAAAGGAGTCCTCCGTGCAATAATCCGAGCGAGTAGATTTGCGGGCAGTTCATCGCCATATCTCCTTTCTGATTACATAATCTTGGACGCCGTGAAACATCCTCCACATTTCAGCTTTGCTGCGTTCCATAAAACGGCAGACGAAAGAGCCGTTCCGTGAGTAGATGGAGAAGCAGATCATTTTTTGATCTCCTTGTATTGGTAAACCTCAACATCTCCAGCGTATGCCACACACTCCCAAACTCCTCCGATTGCTTCCGCGATTTGAATGTAACAACCCTCGCCAATTCCTCCCTCGAAACAAGGTAGCCATTTTTGGCCGTATTTTGGTAAGGAGATTCCGTAAGGCTTCTTGACCCACAAACGAGCCTCAACTTCAGAATCGTATAATTTGTGCCTCAAGAATTGGTTAAATAAGTCAGCTATAACAGTTGAGCGTTTGCAATATCCGCAACCGCTTGCCGTTGCCGTTCCAACCAACCTTCTTCCTTCCGTGGTTATCGCCTCACCAGTAGCGTGAGGGTTTGACCCCCAAGTGCGATTCTTTTTCCATTGGATGGTTATGGTTAAAGACTCAAGCCGTGCTTGTGCCTTTACTTCCTCAACTCTTTTTTGGTGCTTTACTGCTTCACGGATTGCTTTGCGTGCTTCTGCCTTTTCTTTCCTTGTGTCGTTTTCTATCGTTGCTGTTATCATTGTGTGTCGTTTCCTTTCGTTTTGGTTTCTTTTGTTCCAGCCTATCGGCCAGACCGAAACACACCTTTGCAGATGTGTTCGGGGTCTGATCGCCTAGCTTTTTAACGCCTTGTAATTCTCTCCGAATATCTCAACCAACTCCTCGTGATTGAATCCATAATCTTTTTCTGGGTCTGCCTCGAATCTTCCGCAGTCAGACTGAAAAGGATTAGTCACAAAGATTCCCCTATGAGTAAACCCGCAGACTTGGGAGCAATGGCCGTCAAGAGAATACAGACCGAACTCATCAGCTTCCGCATTGTCGTAATCCTCCACATCCCCTCCTTGCTCTTCACAGATTTTCCTCAACTGATCGAATGTGGCTTTATCGACTCGGACGCAGTCCCAGCCGTTCCAAGTTCCCCCAGCATAATAACCGACAAAAAATGTCGGATCATCATATCGGAATATGACCTTATTATCTCCGCAATCGTCTGGTGTTTTGCTTTTGCTCATTGTGTTTCCTTTCTTTAGGTGCAATCACTCGCCCACGATTCAAAGTCTTCGGCACATCCGAAAAACATTGAATACTGGATCTTTTTATCAAATGAATACTTCGTGACCTCCATTCCACTACATTCAGTCCAAGAGGCGGTGAAGAATCCGTGATCCGACCCCCTTGGATCAATTTTCTTGTATTCTTGAATTGGCAATTTGAATCCCGCACTCTGCATTGTGTTTTCTATTCTGTTCATTGTGTTTCCTTTCTTTGGTTTGATTTAGATTGCACCGATTGACTTGTAATACTTTGCCGAAAGGTTTTGAGAAACCATCTCGCAAAGTGCCTCGCAAGTTTCTGCCTCGTGATCGTCCGAATCAATACGATTCGCAGTCGAGGCGATCTCGTGAAGAAGATCGCCAAGATTTTCTAGCGTTTCAATCGTAACGATTCCTTCCCGCAACTTTTCAAGAATGCTTGCGGTTGTGTGTAGATCGTCACGCTCGCAACGAGTGGCAAAACCTTCGGAGATTTCAAGGGAATCAAATCGCAGAGCTTTAGCCGTCTGCTTTTCGGCGTTGGTTTGTGTGTTCTTCATACGAGCAAACTAAAGCCGATTGCCTATATATGCAAGTGATATTTTAACTTTCTTTTGACTCGCCGTATGTTATTAGTCTTACTTATGGATGAACCAGCGGACTCCACCGCACCAAGCAAGGGAGGAAGACACTCGACACTCACTCCCGAAATCCAAGAGAAGCTCTTGGCCTATGTTCGCAAAGGATTAACTTACGAGAGAGCTGGAGAGGCTCTTGGCATTTCGCCCGCCACTATTCAGAATTGGCAAGCAAGGAACAAGCAGTTCAACAATGCTCTAAAAAAAGCAAGGCGTGACCTAGAGGCTTCTCTACTCGACTCAATCAATCTTGCTGGTGAGAAGAGTTGGCAAGCGAGAGCTTGGATGGCCGAGCGAATCTTCCAGTATGCACAACCCTCTGCACGCCTGCAAGTTAGCCAAGATGTCACCCACGGCATCAGCGGAAATCTCGCACAACTTCTTGCGGGCATAGCTGGCAGAAAGCGAGAGAAGAAAGCAGAAGTTATTGATATGCCCGCACTTGCAAAATCCCAAACGCAACTCCATTCAATACCAACCACTTCTGCCGATATGTCGCAAAAGGATTATTGTATCAAATCGGAAACGCTACAACTGCAAGCACTTACACCTAAAACTCCTAGGACTAAACACAAGCGAATGAAACTTCGCAAGCCAAGAGCAGAGTCATTGGCAAAGTATCCACCTACCACGACGCCCCCTGCCACTCCCCCAGCCCCCATTTAATACGCATATACCCCCCCAAATTATTGTGGCTCAAAACAAAAAGAGGTCTTAACATACACCTATGCCAAAGCCTCCAAAACGCAGTCAAGAAGAGATACTGGAAGACCTTGCTAAACCAGCCGCATTCGCATCTAACGTCCTTGGCATCAATCTTTATGACTGGCAACGCAAGGTACTGCGTGATTTAGAGGCTAAGGACTGTCGAGTAGCCCTGCGTGCAGCCAACGGCTCTGGCAAGACCAGCACCGTGATTTCAGCAATTCTGATATGGCACGCGCTAGTTTACCCGCGCTCAATCGCTGTAACCACGGCAGGCGTTTTCCGACAAGTCGAAAGCCAACTCTGGCCTAGCCTGCGCAATCACATTGCCAAGCTTGGAGGTGCTTGGGAAGTCACATCTGGCGAGATCCGCTACCTCCACCCCAACGGCAATACATCACGCATTATAGGCTATTCAGCGACCGATCCTGGGCGTGCTGAAGGCTGGCACGCAGAAGACCACGAATACCATCCATTGCTGATGGTGGTAGACGAAGCCAAGACTGTAGCCGATCCGCTGTTCGAGGCCATCAGCCGATGTCAACCAACTAGGCTGCTAATCGCATCCAGCCCAGGCGGGACTAGCGGTGCGTTCTATCGGGCGTTCACCAAGGAAGCAAATATGTGGAGCAAGCACGCAGTCACAGCGTTTGATTGCCCCCACATCACGCCAGCCCAGATTGAAGAAGTAACCCAGCGTTACGGCGAGAAACACCCACTAACCCGATCTATGATCTACGGCGAGTTTGTTGACATAGGACTGGAAAGCCTAGTTATCAACCTCACCCAGCTACAGAACTGCCACAACACGCCACCCCGTTTCAGACCAGGTGTACGCATAGCAGGCGTGGACTTTGCAGCGGGGGGCGATCAGAACGTGATCTGCATAAGTGACGGCAACAAGATCCTGCCTATGATTGCATGGCGCGAGAAAGACACGATGGCAGCCGTAGGCAGGTTTATAGTCGAGTTTAAGAAGGCTGGGCTGGAGGCCAACAACATTTACGCTGACGCAAGCGGGATGGGAATGGTTATGTGCGATGCCTTGGCTGAGTCTGGTTGGGCAGTCAATCGCGTGAACTTTGGGGCTACGGCATATGACAATAACGCCTATACTAATCGGTCAGCCGAGATGTGGTACAACATGGCAAAGAAGATTGAGGACGCTGAGATCATATTGCCAGAGGATGAAGACCTAACAGCGCAATTGACTTGCAGGCGCACAATCACCAACAGCAAGGGCAAGCTGGGCGTGGAGTCCAAAGACTCAATGCGTGCCAGAGGCATAGCCTCACCCGATAGGGCTGATGCGTTGGCTCTGTGCCTCAGTAGCTCAAATAGCGGTCTTGACTTGACATTTCAGATAGAGCGTCCAACTTGGAAGTCACTTCAAGAAATGATGGTATCCCACGATCCCGTCATGGCTGGATTTGACCCAGGAGGATAAACACTATGAATATCTGGAATTGGATTACTGCAAATTGGCAAGAGATCGTAGCCGCTGTTGGTGGCATCGTTCTCGCAGCTCGCATCATTGTTAAACTCACACCGACCCCAGCGGACGATACGATCTTGGAAAAAATCGTAAACTTCCTAAAGACAGTCGGACTTAATATTAAATAATCTTTTGTGCTGCGTGCAATCCTTGAGATCATCGCAGCAGTGTTTCGCATCATTCCAGGCTGGAAAGAAAAGCGAACACAAAACTTTGAAAACGATTGGCGCAAGAACCGCAATGCTATTGACAGCGATCTGCGCGGTGACTCTTGGTGGTTGCGCAACAACGACACCAGTAACAAACACAACAGGGGCAGTTGAGTCCTTAATGCAAGATGAAAACTATTCTTCTGTCCGTACTGCTGATCCAAAAGTACGTGCTTGGGCCAAGCGTGCTTTGCATTACGTCAACGATCTATCATTTGAATTGAGCAGGGAGAGAGAGAAATGAACGCTAAAGATACACGCCGTACAGATTATTACACAAGGATCATTGACGCGCTAAACCAGCGTGAGACTTGGGAGAATCGCCAAAGGTTGTTCTACCAAGCTCGCTACTTTGGTGTGCGCCGCAAGGTCAAGCCTTGGCCTACAGCCGCCGACCTGCACGTTCAGTTGATTGACACAGCCATTGAGAAGTTAAAGCCTTCCTTCGTCAACAGCGCAATCGGAAACGACATTCTCTCTAGCTTCGTTCCAATGCGCCAGCAGCTAACCCCGCTGACCGTATCAGCCGAGCGTTGGTTTGATTACAATATGCGCGAGCGCACAAACTTCCAGAAAGAGATTGTTTCCGTAATTGACAACTTGCTTCTCTATGGGCGTGGTGTGTCAAAGGTAATCTGGAACGATGACAAGAAGCGAATTGAGTTTGAAGCAATTGATCCTTTCCATATCATCGTTCCTTCCTATACCAAGGAGTTCAAAGATGCCGATTTCATTGTTCACATCATCTCAACGAGTGTCGACTCCTATAAGGCAAATCCCTTGTACAAGCAGGATGAGAACTTTATCAAAACAATTTCTGGTAAACCCTCAAAATCAGTGGGCTTACGAAGTGAGATTCAAAACGAAATTTACAGGCGTGAAGGAATTACTCAAGAAGCTGAGAACGACCGTATCATCCTTTGGGAGATGTACACTCCGTCCGAGGATGGATGGAAAGTCGAAACTTATAGCCCGCTTGTTGTAACCGAAGATGTACGCAAACCTTTCACATTGCCGTATCGCCACGGCGAACCACCTTTCGTAGATTTCCCCTATGAGGTAACAGGGGGCGGTTGGTACAGTCCGAGAGGCGTAGCAGAGATCCTTCTCCCGAATGAGAACCTGCTAAATAAGCTCAAGAACTCCCTCTCCGATTACGTTGAACTGGCCAACCGACCCGTTTTTGAAGCACAGAATCCTATCTCGCTAAACACATCAAACCT